TTTCCGTGTGCCGTCTTAACTTGCCCGGCCACTGTCCTTACACATTCCTTCCATATTCTGTCTATGGTTTCCGGGTTCCTGTACTCCAGTGTAGCTCTGTACCACTCTATGTCTCTCAGTTTCTCCTCCATTTCGAGGAAGTAATCCTGCGGGTCCTGTCCGTGGCCTATACAGAACTTCTCATAGTGGTCCCATGTGGTTTTGATTTTGGCTCTAGAGATTCTACCATCTTTCAAAATGGCAGGGTCTGCCGCAGGAGTGTTGAGGTGTTGCCACGTCATAGTGCCGGTGATGTCTACCCCCATCTTCTGGCAAGCGTATGCATACACGGCGTTTTGGATGTTGTATGCCTCATCTTCATCCGGAGACAGGGACTTTCTAAATTTGTAATCCACGCACCATGTAAATCCAGTCTCTTTGTCTTTGAGGATTGCGTCAATATAACCATGCAGTCCCTTAGTTGGGGGACACGGCACCCTGAAGTGAAGCTCCAGTGCCGGAATCGGTCTTCCCTTATTGCAGAGAGTGACCACTTCGTATTTCCACGGCTCGAATTCAAAGAATGCCTGCGAGAACACTGCTTCGGCATCAGTCAATACCTGTTCCATATCCGGAAGTTCTTCGGGCAGAAAGTCCGTGTTAATCATGTAGTCAGCGTACTCCAACCGCATTGCTTCTATTCCTGCACCCAGTATGTCATTGAAATTCGGTTTCCACTCACTCTGCTGAGCCTTCCACACGTTCTGCATGGCCACCTGCATCCCCTTATGGCAGAGTTTGCCGATAGTCAGATAGGACCGCTCTACTCTCGGCTTCAGTCCCTCGATGTAGTTGTACTCCCACTTTTTCCTGCAGGATAGGAATGTCTGGAGCTGTGATACGCTCACCATTCCTGCCGGGGTCATCTTGGATTCATCAAATAAACACTTAGTCTGCTTCATTCAATCACCTCTGCTTCGTATTTTGAAATCTCTTCAATCGTTACGTCTTCCATACCAACATAATCAATAATCCACTGCATGGCGAATGCCTGTGCCTCAGTCATTCGGACCACTCTCTGAATTATATTTCCGGACACTGTGGACGTAATAACATATGTTTTCATTCTGTTACCTCCAACTCTCCATTGTTATCGGATGCTCCCAACAACTCACCGTTGCCTGCGTTCCACTCATCCACCCAATCCATAAAGAACTGGTCCGGGTCTGTTATGGTTACGTTTCCGCATTCGTCCGCCTCAACAGATTCAGTTTCCAGTCCAATGACGTTCATTGTAATGCTCATTGTTACATGTCCATTTACTATCATTCTATTACCTCCAATTCGGTTTCCATAGGCCAGAATCTGTTCGGGTCCTCTTCCATTTCTTTCCATTTCTTCTCAGAATACTGGAAGCACCAGTCCTCACCGTACTTTTCGAACATTTTCTTCCTTGCTTGGTTGTGTGTGCCTCTGATTTTCACGTATTTTCCGGCATGCTGTTGACCGGAACCAAATGTAAAAATCCAGTACCTCTCGCACGGTAGCGTGGGGCACTCGATTCCGTTACACTCAAATGCCGTACAGACGTCTTCTTCCTTGTTGTGATATTCGCATCCTTCACAATTCATTTCTTCCTCCTATTCTGGGAAGCTTTTATTGCTCTTCCCTGTTTGTCGGCTTTTGCTTTGGCTCCCTTGCCATAATAAATCTTCCCGGTTTTACCATACCGGTAGCCCCCTCCTTTGGTTTTTCGTGTAGGCATCTTCTTTTCTTTTCCTCCTTTCTTGCACATTCTTCGCATAGAAAAACATAGCCGCTGTTACCTATGCGCTTTCCACACCTAGCACAATTTCCCGCTTCGATTATGACATACCCCATTGTTGTACCTCCTGTTGTATATCGCTCGATGTTGTATTGTATTGCATGTAACAAGAATGTTACAATGCAATACAACACCAACATCATTGCCTGCGGTCCACTACAAATGCAGTTTCCCATTCTTTTATAGCTTCTTCTTCAGAATACACGCATCTTGTCTTGGGCTTTATTTTGCACGATTCGTTGAAGCATCCGCAGGTCCAATCGTCGCTTTTCCAGAAATATCTGGTCTCAATTTTCTGTTTACAAAACGGGCATATAGTCTTATCAGTCATTTCCCTTTGTGTCCTCTAAAGTTCGTTACTACTGGTTTGCTCCTATGTTCTTTCGGAAAGTGCTCATATGAGTACTCGTATCCGTTCTCTTTGCACCATTCTTCCATGAAGTTATCCCACTTCCACCATTCGTCCAGTATGCCTTGATTGAAAATCCTGTCGTAATACGGGTATAAATCTGGGCGTCTAGTTCTAATGTAATACAAGACCGGTCCCTTGTACGGATTCTGCAGGACCAGATGCTCCAAGTATACCTCATCACACATACCAGTTACGTGTTTGATTATGGTTGGAGCATCCGTAATGCCGGGAAAGACTGGACTTATGAAGCAGGTGGTGTATATCCCTTTATCGTGTAGTATCTCCAATGCGCTTTCCCTTAGTGCTATCGGGGATCCGCAATCCATGTCTCCTCGGAAGGAATCATCCAGTGTGTTTATTGAAAGAGCTACCGTTGCGTTTAGCTCCTGTAATAAATCCCAGTCTCTTATCACATTAATCGATTTTGTTACCACCAGAATTTCAGCCTCGGTCCCAACCAGTTCTTCGAGAAGTTTTCTCGTTCGGAAGTACACATGTTCTACCGGTTGGTACGGGTCCGTTGCCGAAGATATGAAGATGCTCTTCCCACGCAGATTCTTCTTCTGTTTTTCCGTCAGTGGCTTCCAGTGTTTGACATCTATGTATTCACCCCATCTCTCACCCTCATGCCCAGTCCAATCCGGAAGATACTTGGCATAGCAGTATAGGCAGTTGTGCTCGCATCCTGCATACGGATTCGCTGAGTACCCACCGTGCACTGGGCTTTTGGTGAGGATAGATTTAACTTCCTTCTCTCTAACTATCATCTACCTATACTCCTTTTGCGTGCCATCTTCCGTCTGGCATCTTTTCTACCAGTCCTGCGGCTTCAAGCTGTCTAATCTGGCGAGATATGGTGGACCTGCCTTTACCGGTCTCACTGCACATATCTGCTTGGCTCATATCTCTCCCATGCAGTAAATCCAACAAGTTTGCCTGTGCCGGTTGTCTGTGCTCCGGATTGGCAGGAGCCGGTTCATACCCTCGTGTAGTTACGCTGTACTTCATCGGATATTTAGTCGATATATCAAACGTTAGAGATATCGGCTTCTGATTGCCCATTACCTTCGAATGTCTGCGCACCACTATCTCGTTCTGTCCGAGTCTGGGATTCCTTCTTATCTGCCACCCTGCCTCCAAGAATGCATTAAGGAACTGGGACCCCCATGAATCCTCACGGGCTGTGGAATCCGGGTCCAAATTCTTCTTACTGTGGTGAGCTATTACGAAGGAGCACCCATATTTATCACGCCACGCCTTGAGCACCATCATCTGGTTGGCGAGGTCCGACATATAGTTGTCAGTAGAAGACGTTGTAGAGTACAGAGGGTCAATCAACACTACTTTGGGTCTTATAATCTCAATCTGCTTTTCCAGTTCTTCTAATACCTTTTTATTATCAAATCTCAGCATGCGAGAAGGATGTACGTAAATAGGCAAGTCGGGTATAGTCGGCACCTGCCAAGCATCTCCCTCTACTTTGGCGTTGAGTCCCAATTTCTGCTCCATGATGAGGGCCAGTCTATCAGTGAGACCGGAATGGGAATCTTCCTGCTGAATTATCAGCGTGGGACCCGTCATGTTCACAGCAAATGACCCCAAAAACGGAACCCCTGCTGATACTGACACTGCAAGGTCCAGTAGTATCCATGTCTTATACGACTCGGGAGGAGATACAAGGAACGTAATTGACGCATCCGGGAGCCAGTCTGTTACAAGCCACTGGACCCCATCTCCACCATACCCTTTGATATAGTCGCACATGCGCATTACATCGAACGTGCTTTCCTTCTGCTCCTCTGGAGTCTGGTCATTTTCGAACTGTACGGATGTAAACTGGGTGTCCACGCCACTGTGAGACCGCTCGATACTGCGAAGTGTAGTTCGCACTTCCCTTGCCGGCATCGGTGGGTCGTTACGCTCGTTCCAGTCCATAAGCAGGGCCTCTACGATATCTGCAGTCATACCCTTTTTGAAGAAATATCCGGCAAGCCTCGCACAGGTATCGTTTCTACCACCCTCGGAGACCCCACGGAGGGCCTCGACAATCCAACCCTCGTTTTGTATCGTGGGCCTGCTCTCAAGCTCAAGGAAAGCCCTCGGAAAGGCTCCGAGAGGGCCTCTCTTAATCCACTCATACCGGTTGCCGTTAGGATGTACCGTAGGAGGGAGTACAATAAACCCTCCATCGGCTCTGAGGTCGGCCCCCTCGAAGATTCCAACCCTATTGGACACCCTAGACACGTTAGTGGGAAATTGATAAAACAGATGATATCCGCCAGACCCGGATTTGGATATCATCTGTGTGGGGTATTTTTTTAACAATTCTTCGATTGGTATCTTACACCAACTCTCCACGTCTAGAACTATCATGTTGGAAATTCTTCCAGTGACTGCTCCCACTCCCGCTCCGGATAGATGCCTAAACCAATTCTCAACTACTTCTTGCGTAGCCTTTGTCCTTGTATATTGGAGCCAGTTTGTCATATACGGACGCTTCTCTTCGGGCTTGACTGGTAAAACGCTCCACCCGCTATTTACGTATTCCAACGCTTGTTCAATCAATGACATGTCCATCCCTCCAGTCTCTGCTACCATTCCGTATAGACTCAGTTATGACACGAGGAATTATATTCTTGTACCACTGTGCATGTAATTTTTGATGACATTTGGAACACAAGCATGACAAATTATCGAATTTGTTGTTGTTACTGTCTTGGTCTTTATGGTGTATGTCTAACTGCACTCCATTGTCTCTTGTAGCTCCGCAAATCTCACACACCCACACACCACCGTTTAAGGTGAATACACGTTTAGGAATGGACCTTCTGTATTTGCGATACTCGATATGGTATTCACGCTGTTTGTTTGGGTCCTTATACGGCATTATTCCTCACCTTCTTCTATAAGCGGATTCATGAACAGTTGATGTGTAGGTACTTTGTACAGTGCGCTGTACTTCTGGACGGCTTCTTCCGACAGGGACCTTCCACCGTTTTCATGGCGAGAAATGGTGGGGACGCTGAATCCGGTAAGGATGCTTACTTCTTCCAGTGTAAGTCTGGACCTGTCTCTGAGTTCTCTGAGTCTGTTCTTAGGTGCTGAATTGTTCTTCATTTATACCTCCTTTGCAGGGCTTTCTGCCCACTTCCATATCTGTTCCATGGTAGCATCCTCGCCCAAAACAGAGCGAGCGACCAATATCGCTTCCATGCGTTTCACTATGTTCCCATTCGGGTCATTGATAATGATGTCTTTCGCCTCTTCCGTGGTCATCCTGTTCTGTGCGCTGTCATTTCGCATATTCCGCATACGTTCCTCCTGCTCTTCAATTGCCCTCATAACAGCCTTGTGAATTTCCTCCTCTTCCTCGTCGGTAAGAACGAGCGGGAACGTCGGAGAACACCCGCTGAACAATACCGAGATTTTGTGAAGCCAACCGTTTCCGCAGTACTTTCTCCACTTATTCCATCGCTTGATATGTCTTATTAACCGCTTCAGCATTCTTCCATCGCCTCTTTCCACTCGAAGCATCTGTACCATAGCCACCTTATGACATTCCTCATATTCTCTCTGCTAACGAAGTAGCTAAGTGCGCTTTTAAGCACTATATCAATAGCAACTTCCTTTTCATTGTCAGTAAATTTGTCGCTGTCAATTCTCTCGAATATTTCTAATGCCTCTTTAAGGTTCATTCCGTCACCTCCATCGTCATTTTTGCGTAACCGCCATTTCTCGTGCAGTACGCTTCGCCATGGTCTTCTTCAAAGCAGGCACACTCTTTTCCAATGCATGGCATGAATGTCTCATTATAATAAAATTCGCCCTCTACTGTCAATGATGCTCTCCGCTCTCCGTGGATTCTGTACGGACAAGGCTTTAATTCTCTGTTCATTCCGTCACTCTCCTGTTCCACGCTCTTATACAATCATTTTTAATCCAGTAGTATTTTCCAACCCTACTTCCAGCAAGGATACAGCCCAATTCTTCGTCATGGCTACCATGTACAACCGACCAATTTCCGTTAAAATCATTCGGCGGTTCACCATTCTTCCGCTTCGAAAAATCCACTAAAATAAGATTGGTACTTCCGCAAAACGGACAAGGATTTAATTCGTTTTCTTTCATTCCTTCATCCTCCTGTTCCATGCATTTACCGCAAACCAGATAGCGTTTTCCATGATTGGTTCTTTATAAGTTGCTGTTTGAAGTCTACAAGTCGGACACATTACTTTTGCTTCACAAGTGAAAAACGCACTATGATAAATACTTGCTTTACCACCGCAGAACGGACACGGCTTTAAATCTATGTTTTTCATTCCGTCACCTCTCTTATTTATTGACAGTCACGTTGCTTTTAAACGCCCAGTCAACAAGAGTCAACAAAATCCAAATCCCAAAAGTCAACAAAATCCAAATCCCAAAAGCGATTTTCCACGAGAACGCATATCCAAATGCCCAACACAGGCATTTTACTAGCAGGGATGTGAACCCAAAACTTGCCAATAACAATGCGATAACAATCGCAACATAAATTCCGATATATTTCATTCCGTCGCCTCCTTCTCCACCACGGTCACAGTTCCCTCAAATACGCCCCATTCGCTATCTTCATGGAATGTATGAGTCTCAGCCTGTTCGTCTTCTCTCATGGGTCTCGAAAGAATCCACAGGTCATTGTCTTTCCACGTAATCTCTTCCAATTTCTGGCCGGGCTCGAGTTCCACAGTCATACTATCTCCGAAGCTTCTCGTAGTGTTGTGACAGCCCGTAAATACGCAACAAACAATCATGATGATAATAAGTAGCGATTTCTTCATTCTGTTACCTCTCTTCCGCCATGTAAAAGACAAAATTAACAACCAGTAGCGCAAAGTGAAACGCAACCTTGCCGATTGATGCACCTGTCATAGCATCGCCACCTAAGAGTCCTAGCGCACAAAGTACGGCAAACCCATTCATTGCTCTCATGTTGTCACCTCCTTGTATAGTTCGGGGAGCGGTTTCCACGCAATGACTTTCCACGGAGACAACCTGTCATGCCATACCCACCTAGATGTAGACTTACCACGGACAGTTGTATTCTCCCATTCCATAGCAGTCACTATACCGTTATCTGTTGTTACAAGGTACGTCGTTCTCCACTTATCTGTTTCTGGTAGTCTCTCCGTCACTGGTATCCAATGCGGTTCGGGCTGTGCGGGCGGTACTTTGTTAATCTCCTCTCTAATGCTATCAGCGTAGTACGGGTCTGCCCCTTTAATGGCGGCTTCTGTCGCCGCCCGCCTGCTAATTGTATCGTCCATTCTACTTCCCTCTAATGTAAATATCCAAAGTCAAACGTTCCTGCTTTTATAGCCTCTATGGTGTCTTCCTTCTTGAGGAGCGACCTGTACAAGGCCTCATCCACTGTACCCTCTGCTATTAAATGCGTGAAGGAGACCGGTCTCGACTGCCCCGGCCTATATAACCTTGCTTTCGACTGGTTGTACATGGCGAGAGAGTGTGGAATCGAGAAGTATATGGCGTGATTGGATTTGGTCATGTCCACTCCCTCGGCACCGGCTTGAATCTGAACTCCGATAACGGCTCCGTCCACCTGTTTCCATGCGTCCAAAGTGTTCTCTCTACCGGAAAGCTCGAAATACCTTCTCCCTGCTCTTACAGTGCTCCTCTGCACCGCCTCCAAGTCGTGTTTGAATAAGCAGAACACTACCACATTCTCCTTGGGACCCATATCTCCAAGCATATCTACCAACATGTCCTCTTTGGATGTGTTGAGTTCTTGGATTGTACCATCATCGAACACAGTTTCTTTAGTGAAGCAAAACCCAGAGCATATCTGTTGCATGCGGAGCAAACTTACAAGTACGTTGTTCACCACCACATGACCAGACCCACATTCGGCTACAAATTCTCTGGCCAATTCTTTCATGGTCTTGCGGTCCCTCATGGGTAACTGCACCATTCTGCTGACGGGAGGCAGTGCACTAGGCAGTTTTATTCTGTCCGCTATGTCCTCCATCTTGCAGTGGTACGCCAACGAATTGAATTTCTCGTTGAGTCTCTTCTGGTTTTTGAATCCTACTATAAACTTGAGGTCTGGCCCTCCCATCACTGCGTATTCCTGCAAAAACAGGTAGTGGTTGGTACCATAGATAGTGGGGTCAAGAAATCTATACTGCCCATACACATCCAGTGGAGAATTCGCCATGGGGGTTCCCGATAGACACATCTTGTATCTGGTTCTCTTTCCGAGCATCGCCAGATACTTGGATACCTTACTCCCTGCCGCTTTCGCCCTATGGGATTCATCGAGTATCACCATGCTGAATCTGGATTTCAGGATTAAATCCCCCATAGGGTCCCGCCATACACTGTCATAGTTGATTACTACGAACTGTTTGGTAGCAGGAGTCTTGAGCCACTTCGTTAAATTCTCTGCCTTAGCTTTTACGCTACCTTTCTGCATATCCCAACATGCCCAGTGTCCATCCGGGGCAAACTTCTTCAGATTTTCTCTCCATACCCCCACTACAGCTTTCGGACACACCACCAATACTCTATAGCAGTCTTCTCTTGCAAAGGCTGTGTCTATAGCCACTCTGGTCTTTCCGGTACCCATGTCCATGTCCAACATGCAGGCGGGATGCCTCAATGCGAAGTCCAGAGCCTCTTCCTGATTTTGCCACCTTTTCATTGCTTCTTCCCTCCTACTGCTCCAAGCATCGCTATCGCTATGCCGATAACGATTACAGCCATCGGAATCCACATATTAGGGGAGTCCAATGCGGACCCCCCTATGATTGCCATAGTTACCCCGGCTCCTGTCAGTATATCGCTCATCCTACCTCCACCTCCATGGTGATTTTCATGCCCTCTTTCCACTTGAGCTCTCCCAGAGTGCTCTTGGGAATGTACACGGACCCAATCTTCGGAGCCGCCAGTTCGGACTCCAGAACCTCTGTGAAGCGGATTGTATTTTTGGTTGCCTTTTCCATCTCGAATGTTACTTTCATGGTATCCTCCTTATATGTGTTTGTGGCCTGCCCACAGTACCATTGTACCATGGGCGCCAAAGTATCGTCAATGTACTTATTGTCAGCCATTTATGGCTTTCTGCTTGTTGAAATTCTGACCGTCTGTCTGGCCCTTCATGTACGCCAGAGGGTCGAAGTTGGATTCCTTGGTCTTCACTGATTTGGACCCCAGATTTTCTTCGTAGCTCTTGACCTCTTCGGGCTTTACCACCACCAGTCCCCATTCGGGGTGTTCGGTCTTCTGCTCCTCAAATGCCATATCAAGCCCGAGAATAAATCCCCTTGCGTATGAGTTGGCTACCGCTTTGGGGTCCTGCATTTTAAATTTTCTCTGCAGGTACTTGATTCTGCCCTCCACGAATCCCACTGCGTACCCTATGACGGATTTGCAGATTTCCAAATCCTCCTCCATTCCGGTGATTACCAGTGTGTGGGTTCTGGAGCCTCTCTTGGTTGACCATGCCGCTACGCAAAGGTATTCATTGCAGATTAGATTTGCAAGACTTACCATCCAGATTCTTCCAGAATCCGTGGTCCATACGACATCCTCACACATGAAGGACTTGAGTTCCTGCTTCTGCAGGTCTTCGAAATCAGCCTCAGTCAGCTTGTTCTTAGCCATGAGCTCCTTCGCCTTGAGAAGTGCGGCTTTTGCCTCGTTCTCATTGGGAGACTGTGCCAGTGCCAACAGTTTCTGGATTTTCTCTTTTACGCTTGCCATTGTTCTTCCTCCCATCCAAGGGGTGGTCCTTAGACCACCGCCTCAATTGCGTTTACTATCGGGTTCATTGCTACCTTGAAGGTCGTGTTCACGAACTTGCCCTCAAATCTGTCGGACCTCTTTCCTGCAGGCTCCTTGTGGGTGATGAAATCTGTGTAAGCGTTCACCAGTCCCCATGCGGTTCCTCTGAAGTTCCGGTTGTCCTCCTGCTCGTGTGCGGCAAGGAATGCGGCTCTCTGGTCCTCCAGATTCTTGCGCTTGAACGGATTGATGGCTGTGTCTTCCGGAATGGGGAACAGGTATTTCACCACTCGCTCCATCTGGGGTCCGGAAATCTTCATGCCTGCGAAGTGCTCTGCCATGTCATTAAGCTCCTGCATGTAATTGCCGCACATCCGGAGAGTTTCTCTGGCTTCTTCGAGTTTGGCCTCGGCGTTGCGCACGTGTCTGATTGTGATTGCATTTGCCGCATTCTTGAATGCGAAGTTGAACTGATTCTGGCAGACCAGTCTCAGCGGGGTGATTGCGGCAGTGATTTTCACTTTGCCGTTGAAGCCGTTACGGAAGATTACGTGCGGAGTAAATGCGTCTCCGAGAATTGAGACCTCCGGAAGCTTGCCGATGATGTAAACCATGCCGTTCTCGGTCTCGCCTGCCTTCTCGAAGGAGAGCTCATCGCCCATGTAATTCACGAAGTCGAATGCCTCACGGTTCTGGATGATTTCGAACTTGTCGGATACCACGTCGTAGGGGTGGTTGTCGGAGCTTCTCACGGTAACAAATCTGTTGGGAATCTGCACTCTCCCAAGTCCGCAGTCCATGAATACCGGCTCTTTGGTAACTGTGTAATCCAGTCCGCTCTTGGCGAGTACCTGCTCCATGTCTCTGCATTCCTCCACGCTCTTTCCGATTGCGTGCCATGTGGTTGTTCTGTCTACGAAAATGTGTGCCATTGTGTTATCCTCCTATATGTGTATGTGCCACTATTGGCGATTTCCTGCGCCGGTGTTGAGCCGGTAATTGTCCTCCACGCAGGAACTTGTTCATTCAAACGGTAATTCTTCCACGTCTTCGAATGCGCTGTAATCTGCGTTCATCACCTGCACCAGTGTGCCTCTCACCGAGCAGTTGGCGTTCTGGAAATTCACCCAGTAATCGTTCCTTCCTGCTCTCCAGATTTCCATCACTTCGCCATCGGCTGTGAGTCTTGCTTCGAGTGTTCCCATTATGGCCTCCTATTCCAAAGGGCCTCATTCGAGGCCCAGTTCCTTTGCTACCTTCTTGCCAAGTTCTGTGAAAACGAAATACTTGGCTTTCTTGCCGTTCATGTGTTCCACACCAACCTCAATAAGGTGCTTCTCGCGGAGGGTGCTGATCATTGCTCCTACTGTCATCGGCTTCCCTGCAAACTGCCCGCCGATTTCATCTGCCAGTACATCGCACCAAGGTGCGCTCTCCAGTCCGTTCTCGTAGAAGCTTGTGTCCGGGATGTGTCTGATGAAGTCGACCTGCTTGGCCGTCAGGGTGATGTGCTTCTCCGCACCGTCTACTACGATGACGGTAGCAAAGGCGACGTCCTTGCTTCTGCGGGGCTTTGCGGCCCTCTTTTCCTTCTTGGTCTTGCCGTTCACTTTATCCTCGGCTTCCTTGTCGGCCTTTGCCTGCTTCTCCTCACGAGCCTTGCGCTCGGCCTCTGCTTCCTGCTCCCACTTGTCGAAAACCCTATCCCACTCAGCCTTGGGGATTCTTGTCTGCTTGCCGTCTACCTTTTTGTAGTAGTAGCCGGGTCTTGTGCTTGTGTAAACGATTCCATCAACTGTAATCTGCTCGATTTTAACCATGTTCTTGTCTGCCATTTCCTCTTCCTCCTTTGTTTCCATTTCGGGTGTCCAATTCATTGCTCCAGTGGCGTATTTCCTTGCCCACCACTCGTAATTGTCCCCATCGGGGTTTGCGTATTTCTCGCAGTCCTGTGCGTAAGCGTACTGCTCGTCACCATCGGTTCCGATTTTGTATGTCTCTACGTGCTTGCAATCCTTGCCAGTGTCCTCGGCAATCCATGTCTCTGTAATCTGGCATTTGCCGTTCTTGAAGACCTTGGTCACTTCCATGTGATGTCCGTCAACGTCCCAGTAAAGTCCTACTTCGATTTTCTTCATCTCTATCCCTCCTATGTGATTCGTTTTTATTTTATTATAATAGGTGAAGTGGAATTCTGCCAAGTATCTGTTTTCTAATTTCCGAAATCCCGTGCCGGATGTCGGGTCCGGCTTGCGTCCTCCGCACGGGAAACTGTCATTTATTCAGTTCTTTTTCCAATTTAATCAGCTCTCTGGTTGTTGCCCTGCTCACCTTGCCGGTGGCTTTCTTCTCGGCATCCGCCTTTTTCCAGACTTCCTTGTATCTCTCTGCCAGTTCCTTGAATGTCATTGCTTTATCCTCCTCCATTGTGCTTGGGTTTACATCTTTTTCATGTTCTTCAGAGTGATAAGTGCTTTTTTCACATCTCCATTGTGTGCTTCAATAATCTCTTTCATCTGGTCTTCTGTTAGATGAAATTTCATCATCATCTTGGCTATTTCTGCTATCAACTTCATTTCTTCTTTCGTCATTGCTTTCCTCCTTTATCCTGTCGGCTTCGCTACTTCCCCACCGGAGCTTCGGCCCTCAGCGGTTGGTGTCCATCACCTCAATCCATATTTTCCTCTATATTTCTATTATAACATGGAAAATACCCTTTTGTCAAGTATTCGTTTACCAATCTGCAAAACTCGTGCTATTGTGCAGGGTGCACAATCGAGAGATATTGGTAAAAGAAGTGGAAAACTCTCTGTCAAGTTAAAGCGAGGCGAGAGTACCCGTCGGAAAAGGGCTCTCGGATCCAATTGACAAATTGAAACACCCACAAAACTGGTAAGTAATGAGACAATGTTCGAATTGACAATTGGGGTTGTTGCATGGGTGTGCGTGTTGCATCATACAACACCAAATACAACAACATGGCGAGAAGCCCCGTCCCGCTTTAACTCTCGGCATTGCGTTGCATTGCAACCTGCGTTGGTTGTGGTGTTGTGTTGTATTGTAATGTTCTTTGAACATACAACACAATACAACACAACAACGCCTGCAACACAACGATACACAGCTCGATTGACATTGGGGGTCTTAGTGTGGTATAATGGAATAGGAGGTGAGTATATGGCGTATGTCGATTTCCCCGAAGGCCTCAAGGGCCAGAAGGAACGGAAGAAATTCTGGCTATCGGACAAGGGACTCCAACTAATCGCAGGGTGGCGCAGGAATGGAGTTCCATTAACCGAAATAGCCACTAAGAATATAGGTATATCCAAAACTGCATGGTGGGGTTGGTATAAGGAATCCGAGGACCTGCGGAAGGCCTGCGCCATGGCCAAGGATGTGGCGGATTACACAGTGGAAGACGCCCTATATCGCAGGGCTGTCGGATACGATTACTGGGAGGAGATTTGGGAACTGGTAGAAGGCGAAGTCATCATGACGAAGAAGGTCAAAAAGCATCTACCCCCGGATGTCAAGGCCATCATGGCGTGGCTGTATAACAGACTTCCCAATCAATGGCGTGCTCTGCAGGAGCCTCTGGAGAAGACCCAATATGTCGAGACTGTGCAGAACATACTGGTTGCCATGAAAGAGGTAGCCGACAGTGGAGAATCCAAACAGGTAGAGGTGAAAGAAGAAGTCAGTAAATGACGAGTTTTTTAAAAGGAAGCAATATATGTGCGGTGGCGGAATAGGTAACGCACGTCCAGTACACGGCGGTTGAGTTAGTATCTCTTGCAAGGTTCGAATCTTTGCCCGCACATTACAATACTAGGAAAGGAGGGAAACGCTGTATGAATGCTGTAGCTATGATGCTCATCGACTCTCTGGGCGTCTATTTCTGCGGTAAGACAGTACGGAAGTGGTTTTCCTATAACCCGCAGATTCCGTATGTCGTATTCGACAGTCTGCACCCCGAGTAACTGTAGCTCGCTGTGTCCATTAACATATATGAGAGTCATGAGAGTCAAACAGGACAAGGCGAGCTAACTTAATTATGTGGTCTGTATCTCCCGAGGGAGGAGGGAGCTACCCCCTTTTTCGGGAGATGTTTATAGGGCTATAGCCAAAAGGTTAAGGCACGGCACTTTGACTGCCGCAGTCCCGGTTCGAGTCCGGGTGGCCCCGTCCGTGGCTTTTCCTTGGCTTCGAGACGCAGGGGTGGGCGTTCACCCGTCCGCATATGTTCGAGGCCAAGAGAAGGGCAAAGAAGAGCCTCGGAGAAGTATCCGAGAAAGGAGCAGTACATGGGAGGAAGAGGCGGTTCAAGTGGTATGACAGGGAGCAGTTCAAACCCGTTCCCAAGGAGCGTGGTCCAAGAAACTGTTTTCCACGGTACCAACATTCCCAACATAACCGAGTTTTCGACCAGTGGCCGGGAAAGCAGTGGGGCCATTTTCTTCGGTAAGGAAGAAGACTATGCCGAGGAAGAAGCCTATCTGAAGCATGAGAGGTCCGGAGGGGAACAGACTATGTACGAGGTTAAGTTGGACATTCGGAATCCTCTGGAAGTCACCCTACCTCCGGGCCAGTTCGCTGATAACAACGTAGAGGCCAGATACATTAGGCAGGCTAAAGCGGCAGGAAACGATGCTGTAATCTTCCACAGTGACACCGGAGACCCGTATTTGGATGACACCTTCTACGCAGTGTTCTCTCCGAAACAGGTTAAGATTACAAATAGGAGGAAGATTTGATGGGTGGACGTGGAGGAAGTTCAAGAATGTCTAGTGGTGGAGCGTCGGTGGCAAACGTAAACACAAAATTCACAAGTAGGGAACTTAGTTCTATGGGTCGCAGTCAGCTTGAGTCAGTCGCAAGAGCTGTGTTTATCAAACAAAACATGGCTAGAGGGCTTACAGCAGAAGAAGCGTCCCGTAGAGCTGGGTTGTTAATGAACAGTAACACGGATGCTCAGCTTAGGAAGTATATAAAGAGGCATGGATAAATGAACTATCGAGAGAAGAGGGGCGCATACCTCAACTGTGAGAAGCGGATTTTCTCTGGGACTGGTCCTTACAACTTTCCAGTAATGAACCCAGTGGAAGTGAGTGTTGAAGATACGGAGGTTATTGGGTTCAATTATGCCATCGGGTGTAAACACCCGGAGGACAAGATATGTCATTTCTATCTTGATGACTACCAGTTTGAGAGAGTGTGGAACGACCCAGACAGATATGTTCCAATTCTGGCAAGATTTAAGGCGGTACTGGCTCCGGACTTTTCCATGTACACTGACTTCCCGAAGGCCGTGCAGATTTTCAATCACTACCGGAAGATGTGGTGTGCGGCATACTGGCAGGAGCATGGGATTGATGTAATTCCAACCATCTGTTGGAGTACACCGGATTCCTTCGAGTGGTGCTTTGACGGAATTCCCAAGCATTCTCTCATCTGCATCTCTACTGTTGGCGGGTTCGGGAATCACGAAGATAACAAGGGTGCATGGCTTGAGGGATACGAGAAGTGTCTGGAAGTCCTTGAACCTTCTGAAATCCTCCTGTTTGGAAAGCAGTATCCGGAGGTCCAATTTGACGGGCCAATCATTGTGGCCCCGAACACGAATTTGCAGAAAAAGAAGACATTAAGTGCAAAGCCTAACAGTGGCGACTTGGAGATACTGGAATTTAACGATCTTGATCTATTGGAGGTTATGTAATGGGTGGAAGAAGCACAAGCAGTGGAATGTCTTCTGGAGGCAACGGTACTTCCGAACCTGCTAGAAGGTTAATCAGTAAATCGCAGGTAGATGAACTCACTGCCGACTATACTCCGCAGATGTTTACAGGAAATCTCAGTACATACACCGGCTCCGCAGACAACCTCAGATATCATGTCGAGAACAACATGCCAGACAGTCTAAATGTTGGCGGGTATGAATTTAGGAAAATGGGAGATCCTCATATTTCAGTGGACGGTAACAAGAATGTGGCCATGATGGACTATCAGTGCACCGAGCAAATCGGGAGTGAGTTCCCTGTGTTACAGGTAGGAGTGCGGGCTTGGAGGACCAGAGGCGGTAGAATAAAGTCGGAGATTATCAGAGACGGTTATACTTATAAGACTAGATTTTGGTGATACAAATGCAGACATCATTTGAACTTACACCCAAGCAGGCTGAATACATCCGGAATGCACATCATAGGTGGAACATTGCCTGTGGTGCAGTCCGTTCCGGAAAGTCGTACTGCCAGATTTCATATTGCATCCCTTCGAGACTCATGGAGAGAAAAGGTCTTCGTGGGCTTCGAGTTATACTCGGAGCTACTAGGTCTAACATAGAGAGAAACGTACTTCAACCCATGAGGGACATCTATGGTGACGGAATCGCTACCGGTATCAACTCCCAGAACACAGCGAGGATTATGGGAGAAAAGGTCTACTGCATTGGGGCCGATAACATACGGCAGGTAGCCAAGATTCGAGGTTCCGAGATTGCCTATGTTGCCATAGACGAGGCGACAGATGTCAACAAGGAAGTCTTCGAGATGCTTAAGTCCCGTCTTTCCCTGCCTTGGTCATGCTGTGACGCTACCACAAACCCGGCAAGCCCCAACCACTGGTTCAAGGAATTTCTTGACTCGGCTGAACGTGGGGTAGACATATACTGTCAGAACTATACCATCTACGACAATCCCTTCCTTCCAGAGGAGTACGTGAAGTCCCTTGAGGCTGAGTACGAAGGGGTGTGGTACGACAGGTACATTCTCGGGTTGTGGACTCTCGCTGAGGGTCTGGTGTATGCCAATCACACCAAGGCGCTATATGACGAAGACCCAGTAGGACCTGCGGATGACTTCTGTATATCCTTGGACTACGGTACATCCAACCCGTTTGCCGCTCTAGCATGGGAGAGGCACGGAGAAACATGGTATGCCATAAACGAGCTCGGGTACTCTGGCAGGGAGACTGGAGTACAGAAGACCGATGGAGAGTACCTGCAGATGTTGGAAAAGTTTGTGGAGCCCTATCTGGATAAGAGGAAGACATACAACTATAACGGACTGTTGGTCTACGGAAATAAGTCGGAGCGCATTCCGGTTATCGTGGACCCGTCTGCCGCATCCTTTATCGCTCTCCTCAGACAGTCCATGGTGTTCAGACCCATTCCCGCCGACAACGATGTATTGAACGGAATACGCAGGACTTCCACGGCCATTGAGAGGGGTCTCATTAAGGTACACAGAAGATGTAAACAGTGGCAGAAGGAAGCCCAGTCTTACGTGTGGGATACCAACTCGGTGGAGGACCGTCCGGTAAAGGACTTCGACCACTTTATGGATGCCACGAGATATCTGGTCAACACAATGAGAGTAGTGAGACCGTCAATCACAAATTACAAATCACCTTTCGGGAGGTAATATGTACACCTATCAAGATTTTGAAAAAGAGGGGTCGGTGATTAAGGGTATCGTAAATGCGATTATCAATTTCACCAACAGCGACCAATACAAAACAGCAAAGTCTGCCGATGAGTATGACCATCAGCGAAACGAAACTATCCTAAACTATGTGAAGATGATATTCACCATGACGGGAACTCCCGTGGAGGACTTCACTGCGTCCAACAATAAACTGTGTTCCAACTTCTTCCACAGGCTCAATACCCAGAGATGTACATATCTCCTTGGTAATGGAGTTTCCTTTTCCGACCATAAGGAAGATAGGGTACAGGAAGACGGCACTACAAAGACGGTCGATACTACTAAAGAAGCACTGGGTAGGAAATTTGATTCTGCACTCAAAAACATGGGGTACAACGCCCTAATCCACGGCCTGTGTTTTGGGTTCTGGAACAACGACCGGATGCACGTGTTCCCCATCACTCAATTTGCTCCCTTATGGGATGAAGACACTGGAGCTCTGAGGGCAGGCATTAGGTTCTGGAGGATAGACCCTAATAAACCTATGATTGCCGTGCTATATGAGGAAGACGGGTACACAAAGTATAAGTCCAAGCATACAGTAGGCATGGATTTCGAGGAAATTGTACCCAAGAAACCCTATAAAACCATCATAAACAGAAGCGATGTGGATGGCGAGGAGATTATTGGCGAGGAAAACTATGGTCCCATTCCAATCGTCCCTATGTGGGGGTCCAAACTGAAGCAGTCCACTCTGGTAGGTATGAAAGAGAAGATAGACTCCTTTGACCTCATTAGGTCTGGATTCGCAAACGACCTCACCGACTGTGCACAGATATACTGGATTCTTGAAAACTGTGGTGGTATGACGGACGAGGAACTGGCCAGATTCAGAGACCGCATGAAAATAAACCACATAGTTGCCGCAGACACTATCAATTCTAAGGCCACCCCGTACACGCAGGAAGTTCCGTATGGAGCCAGAACCGCATACCTTGCCGAGATTAGGTCCGGCATATATGAGGACTTCGGTGCGCTTGATGTGCATACGGTAGCGGCAGGGGCTACGAACGACCATATCGATGCCGCTTATCAGCCCATGGACGAGGAAGCGGATGACTTCGAATATCAAGTGGGAGAATTCATTGAGCAGGTCCTCAGTCTAATGGGTATTGAAGATACTCCGGTGTTCAAGAGAAACCGCATTTCCAACGAAAAAGAACAGACAGAAATGGTGCTGTCTGCGGCCAACTATCTCGATGATGAGACTGTCCTGCAGAAGCTTCCTTTTATTACGGTGGACGAGGTACAAAGCATACTCGCAAGGAAGGACGAGGAGCAGATGGACATGCTCGAAACTGAAGATGTTATGGAGTAATTCGGAGGTTGACATATGTCCGATTACGGTAGCAGAAAAACAGACATAGAGATAGCCAAACTCGAAAAGAGAATAAAGGAAGTGTATGCCGAAGCTGAAAGGGACCTTAGCGAAAAGATAAGGTCCTTTAACGCCAAATTCAACGCCAAGGAGGCAATAAAGTGGCAGGAGCGTGCCGACGGTAAAATCACCCCAGAAGAGTATTCCAGATGGCTATCCGGGCAGGCTTTCCAATCGGAATTGTGGCAGGCTAAGAGAGACCAAATCGTAAGCGCTATGCACAGCGCCAACAAAATAGCTATCGGCATAGTGAATGGCAGAGCGGTCAGTGTGTTCGCTTTCAACAGCAACTACCAAGCATACCAGATAGAGAAGGGGTTTGGCGTAAACTTCGGATTTGGTCTGTATGATGGTACTACTGTAGCCAATCTTCTAAGAAACGACCCACAGATACTTCCCAAGTGGAAGATTAATGAGAAGAAGGATTACATCTGGAATTACAAGAAGGTAAACAACGCCATCACCCAAGGTATAATCCAAGGGGAGAGACTGGACCAGATTACCGACAGGCTTGCTTCTGGTTTGTGTGCTCAGAACATGAACGCCATGAGGACATTCGCCCGTACCGGTATGACGCAGGCCCAAAATGCCGGTAGATTTCAACGGCAGATGGACGCCAGAAAGCTTGGCATCAATCTGGTCAAAGAGTGGATGGCCACGCTCGATGGCAGGACTCGTGATTCCCATAGGCATCTTGACGGAGAACAGATTAAAGTAGGAGATAAGTGGCATCCCCAAAAATTCTCCAATGGGCTCAGATACCCCGGAGACCCAGAAGGTCCGGCACGTGAGGTGTACAACTGCAGGTGCACTCTGGTGGCAGATTTGGTCGATTATCCTGCCGAGTACGAAAGATACGACAACATAAACGGTAGGCCCATCAAAAATATGACGTATGATGAATGGGCCAAAGCTAAATCCGGAACTCCGGTAACAGTACCCAAGCCGATTAAAGTGGACAAGAAGGCCGTATTTGCCGAGAACATAATGAAAAGTCCTACTACTTCCCAGATGACCGAGGAACAGAAGGCAGAATTTAGGGGCATCCTTGATGGTATGACGGAAGAACATCTTGAGATGTACGAGACCATGACCAAATTCCACGGCAATAACGACTATAAAAACGGTGGCGGGTGGTACTCACCATCAAAACGCATAGTCGAGATGAATCTGTCGGCCAATAAATGGGAAAAAACTGTGGGCAGAATCGATGCTACTGGAGCATGGAAGACTAAATTCCACGAGGAGTTGCACCAACTGGACCATGTTCTGGGCATAACTCATGGGTACGGTCCGTATTCTGCGATAACGGCTTGTGAACAGGACTGGTGGGATAAACCAACCCCTATTGGAATGAGGCTGAGGGGTGCTCTGAAGAAGGATATAGAGGACTTTATTAACACATCGATAGACTATTATAATGATGAGTACAGTCTTAAGGTAAAACACATCAAAGACCTTGACAAACCGATTCCTAAACCCGCTAAGGACGCCTTGTTTGAGTATATGGGACTTCTGTATGGGGATAAGCGCAGTAAAGCCTCTATATCTGCGTTTACTGACGCCGTGGGACTTATGACCAAAAACAGGGTAGACCCATACTCAAAAGGATATTGGGGACATGTTCCCAGTTATCAGAAGGAAAAAGGTCCAAATGGCGCTACCAGTGAGTGCTTTGCTGAAATTGGTTCGCATATACTCAGAAGAGATACGGAGTCACTGGACGTACTGAAAAATGTAATGCCTAATTCGGTAAAAGAGTATGAGTCCGTCATACACGAACTCGCTGAGTACATGAAAGCAAACACTATACACTATTAGATTGATTGACCAACGAAAATCTAGTATGGTATGATGGAATGGAGGAGGTATATACTATGGCGAGTTTATTCGAAAAATACAAAAAGGTAACTGGCGGAGAAGACCCCATCGGACTTATGGTCCCATTTGGGTATCCCCCGGGAGTTGAGGAAAGAGGAGGAGTAGAAGCAGTCTATAAGGAATGCATTGAAAAGAAGGTTACATGGGAGAATCTTCTCAACTTCCACCCCCCGAAGGATGCAGTAATCTAACGAAAGGGACAGTATGGCACAGTTAAGAAGAGTAGGTCTTACCGGAAATGTTGGAGGTATAGAAATTACCTCCAACAACATAAATGAAATACTAGACGCACTTAGCGGTCCGGATGGAGCTGTTGAAAGAGTGCTCACCATGATAGGCATTAAAGCTGAAAAGTATGCCAAAGCCAGATGTCCGGTAGGCACTCCAGAGAGCACAGGTATAAAAGGGTATAGAGGTGGAACGCTCCGTAACTCTATTACCTTCCAAGTAGAAGGAGATACTCTGTCTATAGGTACTAATGTGGAGTATGCTCCATACGTGGAACTTGGAACTGGTCCATTCTTCGAAGCTCCTCCCGAGTGGGAGGAATTCAACGCTATAAGGGGTAATGGGGGCGGTCATGGATATGTAAAACCCAGACCATTCCTCAAGCCTGCTATTGTAGACCACATAAACGAGTATGACAAGATAATCAGAAAAGAACTCAGTGGGTAATGTTGCACAATGCAACACGATACAACAAGTTGCAACTCGACCGGTCCCAAGAGCCAGTGTTGTTGTTGTATTGCATCCCACCTTTTAGGTGGATGCAATACAATACAACACGCTCGGACCTGCAACACACGGGTAAGTCAATGTTTTCCACTTGACCTACGATACAACATATGTTATAATGGAAATAGGGTAAAAGAAACTACCTAGTTTACAATCTCATTGGCGAAAGAAACCGCCCGAAGAAAAGGAGAAAGACAATGGCACTGACAAGAGCAATGCTTAAAGGGATGGGACTTACCGAGGAACAGGTGAGTGCAATCATCGAAGAGCACACTAACGTAACCACATCGCTGAAGGACCAGATTAAGACTTACAAGGCGGATGCTGAGAAGCTCCCGGGAGTCCAGAAGGAATTGGATGACCTCAAGAAGGACACATCGGCCAGTGATTGGGAAAAGAAGTACAACGATGAGCATACGGCGTTCGAGAACTACAAAAAGGATGTGGTGGACAAGGAGAATGCCGCCAAGCTGAAGTCTGCGTATAGAAAACTCCTTGCCGAGTGCAAGGTAGGAGAGAAACACATCGATTCTATCCTCAGAGTTACGGATTTCTCCAACATGAAGCTTGGAGAGGATGGTTCTCTTGACGGTGCTGATAAGCTTAAAGAAACTATCAATTCCGACTGGAGCGGATTTATCTCCACCAAGGAAACCAAGGGAGCGGATGTAAGCAATCCGCCCGGAGATGGAAATCCCGGTTCCGGTAATACAGGCAGAGCGGCACAACTCGCCGCCAAGTACCATGACAACCTGTATGGTAAAGTAAAGGAGGGATAACATGTCCTTTATCGGAGCAGTAGAACAGGGCAAGACATATGCCCCCGGCTACTTTCTCGCACACGAGGAATGCGAGAGAAAAACTAGACAAATCAATCAGAATCATGCGCAGGTGGTAACTAGGTCTGATGGTGCCAAGCATGTACCTATGGGTGCGTTCTACCCTGCAAACAGTTCGGCCACTGTAGAGGGTATCGTGTATGAGGATGTCGATGTCTCTACCGGCAACATGCCGGGGTCTGTAGTCCTCAGCGGCACGGTTTATCTTGACCGTCTCCCTGCGGCTCCCGCATCTGGAGTGCAGGCGGCTCTTGAAGCGAAGGGCTTCAAGTTCGTTGCTACATCGCCCGCAGTCACACGTCCCAATTGGACGAATTCCTAAGGAGGTGAATACAGATGCCTAGATATGAAGATAACATCCTCGGATTTATTCCGCAGGAAGAATGGCTCAATATGGGTTTCCAAGTCAACAGACCCAACGACCCTATTGACGGCCTGTTTGGAGATGACAAAACAGACAATCTCGCTGCCGCATGGCAGTCCATTGCTGATGAATACCAGATTCCGGTGATGGCGCAGTTCCACGGCTTCGACACGGAAGCGCAGACCACGTTCCGTGTTCCCGTTGACAACCACAACATCGAGAAAGGTCTCATCAAGGTCAAAATCAACCAGTCCGAGCATATGCGTGCACTGCTCCGTTCCGGAGTCCGCAACGATGAAATGTACGATTACGTTATCAATGACGGCGTTCGTCTGGCTGACCAAGTAGTTACCCGCACCAAGGTGGCTAAGAACGAGCTCATGGCCACAGGACAGATTACCATCAAGGAGAACAATCTCGACCTTACCGTTGATTACGGTGTTCCTGCCGCACACAAGGCGTTCACAATCAACCTGCACCCCAATGCAGATATCGATGCCGCAATCCAGAGCGTTATCGACTACGCAACCGACCACGGAATCACAATCAATGGTATGATGACTTCCAAGAAGAACATCACCAAGATGCGCAAGAATGCCAATCTGCAGGTAGCCATCGGCGGTAACACTGCGGCAGGCGCGCTGATTGCTAGGTCCGCTCTGGAAGCCCACCTTGAAGAGGAATTCGGAATTTCCCGTATCGTAATCAACGACCAGACCTATGGCGCATCCGCAACCATCGGTTCTGATGGCAGACCGGTCATCACCCAGAAGAGATACTTCCCGGTAGACAAGATTACATTCTTCTCTACTAACCCCGGTGGTAGACTCGGTATCGGTCTCTGGGGGAATCCTCCGGAAGTGGATGACTTCGAGGCTAGAGTAAATACATCCGGCGAGTCTCCGTACGTTTACATTACACAGTGGTTTGAGAAGGACCCTCACGTTCTGTGGACCAAGGCGTCCGGTCTGTTCATGCCGGTGCTGTACAATCCCAACAGCCTGTTCCCTACGACTGTTACGGAGACCGACCCTAGCTAATCGGCAGTAATAATAAAGTACAATCGATTGGCGTTTCCTTGACACGGGGAGACGCCAATGCGCTTAATAGGGCGTCAATACGTCCACAATAACGAGAGCGCAAGAGAAGCCAAAGGAGAGGGCAAGGAGACATATGCTCGAACAAGTTCTTGATTACATACACAACTACTTTCCAAAGAAAATAGAGAAAGGGACCTTTGTGGTATCGTCTGGAACTATGGAAGTCCCTTTTCTCCAAAACGGACAGTACTTTATGATAAGAGGGTCCGTGTTTAACGATGGTGTATACCAATACCCCACTTTCGACTTGACTGATGAAGAGTTTGAAGGCGAAGTGTGGGCCATGGCTGTTCCTCCTGCAGTGATAGCTGTATCCGAAGAAATTGAGTCTTGGGTAAAGAACAATTCCGATGTGATAAACAGCCCCTATCAGTCTGAATCATTCGGCGGATACAGCTACACTAAAAAGTCAGGTTCTGGTAATGGCTATTCCGGAAGTACCCCTAGTTGGGCAGAAGTGTTCGGGCCTAGACTTAACAGGTGGAGGAAGATTTCATGAGTCTTTTGAAGGAAATGATGACATCGTGTGTCATGGTAGATAAAAGGACTGTCCCGGATGGATATGGCGGATATGACGCCGTATGGTCGGAGGGCGCTGAGTTCGATGCCACTGTCATTCTTGATACCTCTATGGAGGCCAGAATTGGAGAAAAACAAGGTGTTACAGCGGTATACACGGTAACCACATCAAAGGCGATGAATCTTCAGTATCACGATGTTTTTAAGAGACTGTCGGATGGAAAAGTGTTTAGAGTAACTTCGGACGGTGATGACAAGAAGACCCCTATGAGTGCTACTCTGGACATGCGCCAAGTTACGGCAGAGGAATGGGTTCTGAATAATGGATAAAGCACAGGTAATTCACAACTTCTGGTCCAGTTTTGGAATACCTGCCTATGATGAGAATACAGTCCCAGATGATGCTACATTTCCATACATCACATATAGCGTGTCCACTGGAAGCCTCGATGACTTCGTGTTATTGACCGCAAATGTATGGTATAGGTCCTATAGTTGGGCAGATATCACCCATAAGGTGGACGAGATTGCGCATAGGCTTACAGTGATGAGTCCGCCTACCATCAAATTCGATGGTGGTCGGGCTTATTTTGTAAAAGGGGACCCGTTTTCTCAGCGTATGTCAGAAGTCAATGATGACTTGACTAGAAGGATATATCTGCAGGTAAATGCAGAGTTCTTAACGAGTTATTAAATATGGAGGATACAACAAATGGGTAGATTTACAGTTATACCTCAAGATACTTTCGATGGGCTCCAAGTAGATGCAGGAGTCCTTCTCAAAAATTTTGACCCGACAGACATCAAGCCCCCGGCTGATGAAGATATCATCACAGCAACCACAGGGGGAGTGACAGTTTCCTGCGTCCCTTCGTACAGCGATTTCGGTGAGGATGTAGATAACGTGCCTAATAACACCAAAGAGCTGAAGCATCTTGATTCGTGGGACTGCTCGATTGCTACTACTGCTCTCGGAACCAAGCCGGAACTCATTAGAATCGCTCTTGGATGTGCCGATATCGATGATACTAACACATCCAAGATTGTACCCAGAAGGAATCTTAAACCGGGTGACTTCATGAGTTCCATCTGGTGGGTAGGAGACCGTGCTGATGGAGGTCTGGTAGCAGTAGAGCTCAAGAATGCACTATCTACATCGGGCTTTAGCCTGCAGACCAATAAAAACGGGAAAGGCCAGATTGCTATTACTATCAGCGGTCATGTGTCTATCAATGCGCAGGATGAAGTTCCCATGGCATTTTACAGCTACGACCCCGATGATGAGGACGAACCCGTTTCTTACACTTACACGGCAGTAACTCCTTCACAGGGTGCAGACCCCAGTGCGCAGGGATGGTACGTACTTGTGGGAGACAGTTATCGTAGGACAACAGACACGGCAGTTGACTCCAACGTAACGTATTACTCCCGTAGTTAAGGTGGTGTTATAGCATATGAACAGCAAAGAACAGAACGTGGAACGCAAGAATCTTGTTACATGTAAACCCACTGAATTCCTGCGGCAGACAAACAGAATTCGAAAGTCTGCTGAGAAGTGGATGAAGGCTACCGGAGTTCTGGAGATTAGAAAAAGAAAACCGGAGGGGCTTAGGACCATCCATAAAGACATGCCCGAAGAAGAGATGGTGGAGGCCAAGAAACACAACGCCAAGTTGATTGCCGAACAATCACAGGCTAATCTGCACGACATGGTGGTTGCGGCCATGGAAGACCACCCGGATGAAACTCTTGAGTTGCTCGCACTTGCCTGTTTTGTGGAACCGGAGCATATTGATGACCATCGTGTGTCGTATTATCTGGCTAATCTGTCCGACATTCTTGCCGATGAAGATGTGCTCAGTTTTTTTACCTCGTTGGTGCAGTTGGAGCAGACAGGTATTTTGAAAGCATAACTACACTGAGGCTAGACCTCCTTGAACTGTTGGGAAAGAGATACATAATAGACCACTGTATCAGCTATCTCAACAGGAAGAGCGAGGAAAAAATCTTTAGGCTGTATGTCGCTGATGCGTTGCGGGCCATATCCAAGAATACATCCATGGTAAATGGTGGTACATACATTGAAGAAAGCTATAATGACATTATAAGTGGCAATACAGCTAAAAAAGAGGACGCCGACCCAGAGGAAATAAAAGACAGGATTCGCAGTAAACTTGCAAAAATAGGAAGTAGAAAGGAGGACGAACATGGACTTCATGTCATTGAAAGCTAAGTTGACACTCGATAAGAGTGAATACGAGCAGGGATTAGTAGACGCTGAGTCGGATGTGTCCTCCTCCGGTAACACAATATCCGGTATACTCGGTAAAGTCGGCGGTATTGCCGGTGGTGTAATTAAGCTTACCGCCGCCGGTATAGCCGCAGGTACTGCGGCAGTGGGGGCGCTTACAAAGCAGTCTACCACTGCATATGCACAGTACGAGCAGTTATCTGGCGGTATCTCTAAGTTGTTTGGTACGGCGGGCCAGTCAGTGGAGCAGTACGCTGAACAACAGGGTAAGAGTGTAGATGAGGTAAAGGACAAATTCTCGCAGTTGGAAACTGCGCAGAGCATTGTATTTAAGAACGCAGACCAAGCGTATGAGAAAGCGGGCATGTCCGCCAATACATACATGGAGCAGGTGTCCGGTTTTTCGGCGGCTCTGGTTAATTCTCTCGGTGGGGATACAGTAGAAGCGGCCAAACGAGCAGATGTTGCCATGCGTGCAATTTCTGATAACGTAAATACGTTTGGGTCGGACATGTCATCTGTGCAGATGGCATTCCAAGGTTTTGCAAAGCAGAACTATACGATGCTTGATAACCTGAAGCTTGGATACGGTGGAACCAAGACTGAAATGGAAAGGCTTATCAAGGATGCTAACGAGTACGCAGAGGCTAATGGCCAAGCGGCCGATTTGTCAATAGACAGCTTCGCAGACATTGTAAGCGCTATAGAGTTGATACAGCAGAAGCAGAATATAGCGGGTACTACAGCCAGAGAGGCGGCTTCCACCGTTGAGGGGTCGCTTAACATGCTGAGAGGCTCGTGGGAGAATTTGGTTGCCGGATTTGCTAACCCGGATGCCGACCTCGGCGTGCTCATAGACAACGTAGTGTCCAGTGCTGAGATTGCATTTAAGAATCTGTTGCCCGTGGTGGAGAGGTCTATTGAGGGTATTAGCAGGTTTATAACGGATGCAATACCTATGCTACTCGACAAACTGCCCGATATGGTAACTGAAGTTGCCCCCAAGTTGATTGGGGCCGCTGTGGATTTAATAGAGGGTGTCGTGGCATCCTTGAATAGCGTAATTCCGCAGTTAACAAAAATTGTTCCAGACATACTCGCAGACATAATCCCGCAGTTAGAATCTGCAGGTAGCGGTATAATTGATACATTGGCACAGACTTTTAATGAACTTGCCCCGGTGCTGTTTGAGGAAGGTATAAATCTAATCATGGGCCTGTCCGACAGTATGGTGGAGTCGATACCTACACTAATTGAGAATATACTCCCCATAATTGAAAGTCTGTCAGAAGGGCTAAGAGAGGGGGCAGGAACTCTCGTTGATGTGGGTATAGACTTTATACTCAATTTGGCACAGGGCCTCATGGACTCGCTCCCTATTCTGCTTGAGCAATTACCGCAAATTGTTATCAACATCGCAGGGGTCATCAATGACAATGCTCCTAAGCTGTTAGTAGGCGGCGTAAAGCTGATTTATACCATTATCAAGGGCATTATCTCCGCGGTCCCGGCGCTGATTCAGAATTTCCCGCAGATATTCCAGGCAATTCTTGCGGTATGGTCCGCCCTCAACTGGCTTGACCTCGGCAAAAACGTCATAACTTGGATAAAGAACGGGATTAACAACCTTAAGACGCAGGTTCCTAACGCCATAAAGGATATTGGCAAAAAGGCAATCGAGTTCTTTAAGGGCATCAACTGGTCAACAGCAGGTTCGCAGGCGATACACTTTATTACCTCTGCAATACGTGGACTGGCAAGCCTCATTCCCAATGCTTTGAAAGCAATCGGAAATGCGGCGGTCAGTGCTTTTAAGTCAATCAATTGGCTTGACCTCGGTGCAAACATCATCCGAGGTATCGTAAACGGTATATCGTCCAACATGGGCGCTATAGCAAACACCCTCATGGACGGGGTCAAGAGGGCATATCAGAAAGTCAAGGATTTCCTTGGTATCAAATCTCCCTCACGCCTCTTTAGAGATGCGGTCGGTGCAATGATTCCCAAAGGCCTTGCAATTGGTATTGAAAATGCAACGCCAATTGCAGAGGAATCTTCGCAGGCCCTCGCAAAACGCATTTACGACCCTTTTGATGGGCTTGAAGCGCCTACTATGGAAATCCCTACGGCAACCGTGGAACCATCCAGAACGGGCAATTCTGACGAGATTCTGGCGGCAATTCTCGAGTTCCTGCGGCTTAACTGGCCCGATGGAGAGCCTGTCCCGATTGTGATTGGCAACGGTCAGACTGTTGGCTATTATGACAGAGCTCTTGGAATGCGGGCCGCTATGACAAGGAGGGGCGTGCTGTGATATACGGAACAACCTTTTACAGGGATGAGGATATTAGACACACTTACAAGGATTGGGGGCTGTTGCAGGTAGGACCTGCGATAGTCTCCCCGCCTAAAGTCCAAACGTACTACATAAACGTCGCAGGCCGTGACGGGGCATTAGACTATACAACGGCACTTGACGGCAATGTCCACTATGAGTCGAGGGACTTCAACTTAACGCTTAAATGCGTGTCGGGCCGCTCCGACTTCAAAACTATGTATCACACGCTACTCAACTACCTGCACGGAAGGAAGGCCCGTGCCGTCTTCGATGATGACGACAGATACTATTGGGAAGGCCGCTTCGAAGTTGAGGAGCCAAAGTGGAATAAGAAGGGGTTTTGGACTATTGATATAACTGGAAAAGTTGACCCATACAAATACAACATAGCGACGTCTACAGGCGATTGGCTGTGGGACCCTTTTGTTTTTCAGACGGATATAGCGTGGGACTACTCGGACATTGAAGTGAATGGAGAGCAGTCTGTAACGGTCGAACCTTCTGGTATGCCAACAACCCCAATATTTACATTGTCAGCGCCGATGAGGGTTGATGTTGGTGGGGCAAGCTACGACCTTCCACAAGGGGATAGCATGATCCCATCGTTAGTCCTCACCGACATCGAAAAAGAGTTTGTCTTTTATGGGAATGGAACAGTTACCATCGGATTTAAGGGGGGTTCACTGTAATGTACAGCATTTACACGGGAATGAAAGCGATATACGCCCCGTCTGGAGGTGGCTCCAACTATCTTGTTCAGAACCCACGTTATCAGCATGAAATTAACAAGGCGGGGCAGTTGGAATTCCAGTTGCTCCCAGAGAACCCGCTGTATGGCAGGTTAAAAAGGCTTACATCCCCTATATCCCTATACCAAGACGGTCGTGAGCTATGGTTCGGAAGAGTCTACAGTACAGAAAGAGATTTTTATAACATCGAGACAGTCACAGCGGAGGGCGCTCTAGCTTTTCTGCACGATGTTATCATCCGCCCCTTTTCCGTTACATACGAAAGCGGGGATGTTGTACGGAGATATGTTGAGTACATCATCAACCAGTACAACAGGCGGGTGGAAGACTGGAAAAAAATAACTGTGGGGAATGTGACCGTTACAGAGTCCAATAACTACTTGTACAGATACAAGGATAGCTACAACGATGCATTTGATGTTCTTATGGACCACACGGTTGAATCAAGCCTCGGAGGGTATTTATCCATCCGCAGAAGTGGTGGGAAGACATATCTGGACTACACTGCGGAAGCAGGAGAAACGACAGACCAGATTATACAATTTGGAGAAAATCTGCTTGACCTCAGCAACTATGTTACCGCTGAGAACGTTTTTACAGTGATAATCCCAGTAGGAAAGGCTGACGGAGACAAGAAACTCACGATAAAGAATGTAAACGGTGGGAAGGACTACATTGAATCCGCAGAAGGAGTTGCCCTGTTCGGACGAATTGAAAAGTATGTAGAATTTCCAGAAATAACCACCGCCAAAGCACTGCTTAGGTCTTCAAGAGCGGCCCTTGATGCAGGAATTAAGCAGGCAATCAGCATTAACGTAAAGGCTGTGGACTTGCATCTTATCAACCCTAACATAGGCGGCCTTAAACACGGAACTATGGTGAGGGTACTGTCCCACCCACACGGCATCGATGAATATATGCTGTGCAGGAAAGTGGACATAAATCTCAATGAGCCAGATGACGCTGTGTACACATTAGGAGCGGAAACGGCCACGTTGAGCGGTCAGCAGGCACAGGCAAGCAGGGGGGCGGTGGTTGCCGTTAATGCGGCTGATATGGCACAGATGAGCGCAGAAGTTACACGCCGAATGGTGGAAGAGCAGAAAGGAGAGGATGAGTATGCTGACACCCAGTGAGAGAGCGAACATCGACGAAGAAGTAGAGCAGGGAACATTTGAACTTGATACGGCCCTTGATGATATAGCGACTGAGCAGAAAGGAGAGGGCGTAAGAAGGGCGATATATGGCGGAATCCTTCTCGCCAACAAGAACGGTGTTGGCGGGCCAGACCTCAATGCAAGAAGCAGAATCAAGTCCCTGCAGGACAGCACAGACGGCAAGTTAGCCGCCATAGAAGCTGAGATGGCAACTTTCCTTGCAGGCGCAAGCGGAACGCTTACAGCCACAAAAAGGGTCGAGGATATGCTTTGGGAAGGAGTTCTATATAACGCAAATGCAGGGGAACTTCGCTTCACCGTAGAAGGGCATGACCTCAACTCCTATGATTACTTGGAGTTTGTGGTTCATTGTTCCGCAAGACGAGTTATTTTCAGATGCCGCCCGTCATCACTCCTCAGTGATAAAGGAGTACAGTTTACCGCACAAAATCTCACGGACGATTTGTGGCAAAGTGAGATGCCGTTAACAACTGTGGAATATGTTTTTCACGCTTTCGACTTTTCCGCAGACTTCGGAGAGCCTAACTACGACATCACATGCGAGATAACTGTTTGGACTTGGAACGGAAAGGCGGCAAGCCCGTCCAACCAAGTTTCCAACTCATCGACGTCTATCTCAATAAGGAACATGTACGGCATCAAATATGAGACAGTCGAGGCGTCCAAGGATGCGGAGCTCACAGATATGCGTATTGGCTATGACGGAACGCAGTACGCAAGCGCAGGCGAGGCTCTCAGAGCCCAGATTAGTGCTCTCAAGCAGATGATTGAGGAGATTAACAATGAATGATACCAACATCATCATAGCGGCTTTGGGTGGCGGCAGAACGACCGTCACCGCAAGCCGATTTATGGAGGATTACGGACAGGTCCTCAAGATTACGGGTGTTGAATTGCCCGATGTGTATCAAGTGGACTTTGCCAATTCTCCGCATGACGGCAACTCGGTCACTATGGTCGGTAACGCCGACGGGGTACTGATTCCAAGACAGTTTTTC